GCCACAACCGGAAGCTGGGTGATGTCGTTCACGGTCGTTGACCACGGATGCCACAGCCCAGAGGTATCGTCGTAGCACAGCGTGGTTTCAGGCGTTACAGAGTCGGGGGTAGTGGCCAGGGTTATCAGGTAGTAATCATGCCCTGCACCACTAAAGCCGCTGCCGAATATCGAATAACTTTCTTTCACCACCGCCTGCGTAATAAACGAGTCAAGGTCAGGGGTGCTGATTTTCTTGAGTTGGAACTGCTCCATCAGGTATATACCCAACGCACCGGCAGCGTCTACACCGATAAAAAAGATTCGGTCGCCTATCTCCCACACCGCCTCCCCGAAAGCGCAGCCGATATTATAGGCAACGTCCTGCCTGCGAGATAGCGGGCTACCTGTTGGGTTAGCGGCGTCATAGTAGACCTCGATGGTGCTGTACCCGAATGCAATCAGAGAATCGTGGTGCTTGCCCAAGTACACGCCCCCATCAGGGTCGCGGCTTGCGCTGATAAAGTTCAGGGCCGACCATGTTTCGCCATCACCGGAATCCGAGCCGTATACTGTGCCGTTCTCACCAAGGACGTAGAGCGCGTTATTCAGATAGGCTCCACCGTCAGCCAAGCCCACCGCTGGGGTTTGTTTGGGCGGGAAGTTAGTATTCGTAATCTCAGTAACCGTGTCATTACTAGCAATGCTGAACGCCTCATCACCCTGTGGGTTCAGGAATATAATCTTCCCGCCGATGGGTATCCAATAGCACCGCTTAGTTCCTGAAGTGATGCCAGAGCTGATACTGGTCGCCTGGTTTGCCTTGTACAGATTGTCGTCGTTGCAGATGTAGGTTGTCGTATTGTCGGCCCAGTAAAAGATACCCCTCCCCTTGCTGCCCGCACTCTGGTCGCCTGCGTCCTCGAATACGTCAATCGATGGGCGCTGCGTGATGTAGGCTATACCGTCAACCATCTGCACAATGCCATTCGTTATCCCCGACGATAGCTCGGTAATCGAGCCGCCAGAGAACTGCTTGATTCTGAGCTGTTTAGCGGCAGGGATTCGCATCAGTAGTTATCCGTCTCGATGTCGTAATGACCACTCCCACGAGACAGGTGTGACATATCCGAAGGGTTCAGCGCGGTGTTTATCAGTCGATTGGTCAACGTCTGTCGGGCCTCGTCAAACTTCGTATACAGCGCCTGCGTAGCAATGACATCGAACTCACCGGCGCAATCAAGCGCCAAGCTCGTCATTACCGCACGTTCAGACCATGCGGGAATCGGCATCGTGTCGGAGAGGGTATCCTGTGCGAACCAGTTCAAATCTTTACCGGCCCACTCCCACTCAGCCATCATCTGATTCAAGACCCGCAAGGCGTCTGCTGAGTCCGTAGCATCAGCTGATTCGCCCTTCTCAAGGTAGCCGAGGTTGTAGAGGGCTTGGTCGATAATCTTCTGTACGGTAATGCTCATATATACCTCATTCTTTAATCGCCCGAAGGACGAAGGCCCAATTCTCCTCGCTTTCTTCAAACGAGTATAATTCAAAATCGCCCTGCCAACAGTGCCTATAATCCGTCATCGCCGTCTTGCCGACCTGCTTCTTGTACTCGGCTTGCGATAAAAACGTCAGCATCGACGGGGAGATGATACGGGTATGCCCAGGGTCGCTCCATGCCCACGTGCTATCCCAATTCGGGCAGGTTCCAATCAACCACCCGCCAGGTTTCAAGATGCGCCAGAACTCAGCCATCTGGTCGAAGAATGCGCGGTAATCTCCTTGGGCCCCAAGATGCTCGAGCACCTCATAAACGTGCACCTCCTCGAATCGGTCGTCATTAAACGGGTAAGGCACGATGTTCAGGTCATGCACAACGTCACAACCCGTTGTCTCGTCGTAGTCAAGGGTGACAAAATCATCGCTCCATGTCGGAGGTATCTTGTCGAAAGCTACTATCTTTTGCCGCTTGTTGCCGCAGCCAGCGAGTAATTCAGCCATTATGCCGCACTCACATCGTCAGTTTTCTCACCGTAGATGGTGCGCTGCAAATACTCGGCAAGGTTGCCCTTGTGTCCACCGTGAGTGAAGTCCACATCAGCCCATACTGGTATGGGTTTATCATATTTCTTGACGTACTTATCAGAGAATAAAAAGTCCTCACCGATAAAAGTATGGCTTCCGTCTTCCTTCTCGTGAACGCCAGCCTCAAAGATAACAGGGACTTCGCCCAGCCAACCGGTAATTGTCAGCTTAATCGCGTCTGTTGCCATTTCCTCGATTACATCACGGCGAATGCAGAGGAAGCCTGTTGGTATTCTTTTCGCCATAATGAAACCATTGTCATCGACCCACATGCCACCGTGCTTGGGTTCGTCCATCCAGAGGACAGGGTATTCCTCTTTCTCTTGGCGCTTTGGGTAGACACCGCAGACGATGGGGAGGTCGCAACGTAACAAGCCGATGAAGGCTTCAGGGCCGAACTCAAGGTCGGTATCAATAAAGAATAAGTGCGTGGCTTCCGATTTCAGAAATGCCTGCACTAACTGATTGCGGGAAAGGTCGATAAACGCACCGCCTGGGATAAGCGACATCGTAATCTTGCATCCAAATAAAGGCGCGGTGAACGCTGCCTGACAGATGCTATTCGTGAATCCTATGTCGCACTTGCCGTCATACGCTGGGGCGGCAACAAATGCGTGGAAGTCTTTGGCCTTCGCAGCCTCTGAGATGTGGTTCTTTTTCTTGCGTGGTTTTAGCTTTCTGCTCATGGTTCTCTCCGTTTGTGAAATTGACCGCCCCCCAATTGAGGCGGTCTAATTATATCACAATGGAGCGATTACCTTACAGCAAGCTCGTCGGAGTGATGATGCGGTTCGCAAGTTCAGGATAGAGCGGAGCGAAACCATACAGCACATCAAGTCGGCAAGGAACAGTATCAGAGCCAATCGCATACTGCTTGGCGATTCGCATTGAGATACCGTCCATTGACTGTCTTGCTCCCCAAGCACCGTACTGCGATACATCAACAAGGTCAGCAGTCGCAAAGACAAAAGCATCTTTGTGAAATTGCAGATCGTTGTTGTATGCCGTTCCTACCGCACCAACCAGGGCAACAGTGAGACCGTCAGTATCGCCGCCGGTAATCGTGCAGTTCTGATAAGCGTTACCAGACCCGTGAATCAGCGCAGGCTTGACCGTAACTGGCGCACCTGTTGCCGTGGTGGTCAGAGTAGCGTTAGCCTGAACCACAAACCGCTGCAATTTACCCGTTGAGACTTTCGACTCAGGGTGAACCGAGAAACAAGTCGCGAAGGTTATAATATCGCCTGCGAGCAAGGTCGTATTGGAGGTTGCCCCGTCTATCTGAATGATACTCTGGCTCGACCAGACGTTAGACGTTGCCGAAATTCCTTGATCCGAGCCGTCAGTCAGCGTGGTTCCCGCGAAGGTTCCTGTGGTGTGGCTCGGGGTCAAAGTATTTTCGTAAACGTCAAAGCCACTGGTGCGGCCCATCATGCCCTCAGCGTATTGCTTGCTGATTTGGTCGGACGAATGGAACAGACCTTTGACAGCATCGTTGAACTCAACTGCACTAGAAGGGCTCAAAATCGCAGCACGATTACTCGTTGGCGCAAGGTTCTGCGTCATGTTGGCTCCACCTTGGGCGAAGTTCTTGTACGTCAGTGTCGCATTGGTCAGGCCGTTGGTGTAGTTGTTGACTGTCTTGTAAGCAGCCTGCAAACACGCATTTTCGATGTGCGCTGCCAGTTGTGCCATAGCTGGATCAATTACACGCTCGGAGAAGTCATCGATATCCATCGTGAGTTCTGCTGTGGTGAACGACAAATCGACACCAACCTGTGAGCTGACTTGCAGCGGGGTTGAACGGTGGTAATCTTCCTGCGCCGCCAGAGTCGCACCGCTTCGTACCGTGTACTTGGCAGGCATTCTGATGTTGATTGAATCACCAATTTTTGCACCATCTGCGGCAAATCGGTCGTCGTATTGACGGTTACAATTTGAGATAAAGTTACATTTCTGATGGAGAACCATCAACGCCTTTCGCGTAATCATTGTCGGGGTGAGTAGGGTATTCGTTGCCATGATATTATGCTCGCTTGTTAGCTAACCGTTTTCGCTCCCGTTTGAACCATTCCTCAGTCGATAACTTGTCGCTTTCTGGCGATGTGGTCGATATCGACTGACTCTTTGCCGCTGACTTCAACGGTTTTACTGGATCGGGTGCGTTGCTAATCGAGGGCGGGTTCACAGAATCAAGTTTGGTCGCCTCAATACGCCCTATTTCACGGGCCATTGCCATCGGACTCATACTAGCAAGCCTTTCTGACACATCAGGATGCTTCCCAAGGTAATACAGCAATTTCGGGCCGTCATCTGATTCTTGAGCTACCTGAACCATTTCAGCAGACAATTTCAGTGTCGGATTGCGCGTCACAGCGTGATAGTCCTTAACATCGAGTGCATAGTCCGATTCTTTGACGTTGAAGTCGGCCTGCTTCGCCAACTGCCTCTCGGTCTGAATCGCTCTCTGCGCTTCCTGTCGTGCGCTATTTGCTGCTTGCTCAGTCAGATATGACGAATATCTATCCTCGTCGTAATCGAAGTCTGCCAGCTTCATGCCTGGGGGCTGTTTCGGTATCGCGGCTTCTATCTGCTTCCGCAATTCCTCATTTTCAGCTTCAACCCGCAGTCGCTGCCTTTCTTCTTCACGACGAAGTTTCGTTACCTCGTCAATCCTTGCCTGGATCTTGTCTTCTGTTTGTTTCTGTTTGCCGTCTTCCTCGGCTGTTTCCGGTGACGATTCGGGAGAACTTTCGTCCTCTTCAACTTCGGTCGCTTCCTCTAACTCTGCTGTCTCCGTATCCACTTCAACAACTTCATCAGGTTCAACTTCTTCAATCATGTTTGCGTCATTCATTGGGTGTTCTCGGTAATACGCCCGCTGAAAAGCTCAACGGTAAGCTAGACCTATAGTTTACGCCCTTGAAATGTGGTGTCAATATCGGCCTGACCTATACCCCGTGCCGCTTTGTATAACCGCCTTCAATCTCCATCGCGAAGTGTCGAACACTGGCGGCGCGGTAAATAGATGCGAATGACCCAAGGTAAACACGTTTCCCAGCTACTGTGATTTGAGCAGACCATTTGCCAGCCGCTTTATGCCAGTGAACCCCAGTAATGCCTGATTTGTTATTATATCGCCTCTTCGCGTTGCGCTGGTTTAATGCTTTTGATACATCTCGCAAATTATCGATGCGGTTGTCGATGCCATGCCCGTTGATGTGGTCGATATCATTCTCAGGCCATTCGCCGTAAATGTAGAGCCACGCTAGGCGATGCGCTCGATATGTTTGTTTGTTTACCCTTATATTCCTATAACCTTGACTTACGCACCCAGCCTGACCGCTTAATGGCCTGCCTGGGCCGCGCTGAATCCATGTAAAAATACCCGTGTCTGGGGCATAGTGTAGAACGTCTTTTAGTTCTGATTGGGTTATACTTGCGTTATTCATGGCTACTCCATATAGCTACTGATAGGGGGTCACGGTAGTTAGTCGCTGCCGTGATTCCTGATTATACCATTATTTCTTTACCGCACCCATAGGCAGGCTGTCTGCGCTCTGGGCTACAGGCTCACCGTTACGGGTCATTATCTTCATGTCGTTCTCATCGAAGACGACGAAGTTGCTAGTGCCTTTGCCTGCGCCTCGGCTGTTTCCGTCGAAGTAGCGGATGCC